TTTATCACAAGCTGCAAATGGTAGAATAGAAGGACTTGTAAAAGAAATGGATCAAGAAGCTAGAAATGAATCTAGATATACTGGTCAATCATACAAAGGAATTGGTATTCCTTCAAGCATATTAACAAGAGCTGCGGTTGCAACATCTGCTGGAAATGCTACTCAAGTTATGGCATGGACTGACCAATTAGAAGCAAACTTAGTAATGGCATCTGCTGGAGCTAATTTTTATTCTGGAGTAAACAACATGAAATTCCCAGTATTTTCATCAATCAATTCTGGATTCGTTGCTGAAACTGGAGGCTCTGCACCAGCTGCAAATGGAACTGCAACATCTTTAACTTTAAGTCCAAAGAAATGTATTTCTATTGTAAATGTATCAGCTGAGGCTATTGCTCAAAATGCATCTATTGAAGCTGCATTAAGAAGAAACATGGCACAATCAGTTGCTGCAACAATGGAATCAGCATTCTTAGCAAATGATGACGTTTCTAATGCACCAACATCTTTATTTAAAGACGCTACATCTTCTGCAACATCTGCAATTTCTGTGGCTAACGTAGAGAAAATGGAAACTGATACTTTAGCGGCTGACGTTAATTTAGAAGGTTCAAGAATGGCATACATTCTAAATCCAGCTGCATATTCTGATGTTAAATCTTTAGCTCAAGTTGCTTCTGTTTCTGCATTATATGACAATGCTGATAAAAGATTAAATGGATATTTCTCATTTATAACATCTAACTTAAACTCTGGTGGTACTGCTTCAAAAACTGCGGCTTTATTTGGAGATTTCTCTAAAGTACACATTGCACAGTTTGGTGGATTAGATGTGATTTATGACATTTACTCTGGAGCTGGAACTGGTGAGCCAAGATATGTACTAACATCTTTAGTTGATGCTGGTGCTGTTCAAGCTACTACATTCCACAAAAACTTGGAAGCTTAGTATTAATACTTAATTCAGAAAAGGGGTGGTGGACTTACCATCACTCCTTTTTTTATAACTAAATAATATGAAAACATATCAAGTAATTACAGCGGCAAGTACATTTCCAGTAAGTTTAACAGAGGCTAAGAGTCATCTTAAGGTTGATACAAGTGCGGATGATACGTATATTGAATCTATTATCAAAGCTGCAACACAATTAAGTGAAGAGTACACAAATAGATTTTTTATAAATACAGTAATAGATCAAACTTGTAGTAGTTTTGCTGAATTACAAACTTTATTTAAAAGTAAAGTTAATGATGTGCAGTATGTAAAGTATTATGATTCTAATGAATCTTTACAAACCTTAGCTGATACTGAATATGATAAAATGTTAAGTTATGAGCCTGCACAAATTCAACTAGCTGATGGCAAAAGTTTTCCAGATATTACAAAAAGAAATGATGCTGTAATTTGTAGATATACAGTAGGCTATGGAAGTGCTGCAAGTGATGTTCCAGAAATAATTAAACAAGCTATCCTATTAACTATCGGAAATTTCTATCAAAACAGAAATAGTGTGGTTATAGGTAGAATTGCAACTGAGTTGCCTCAAAATGTTAAATGGTTATTAGATACATATAAAGTACAAATAGTAGGATGACAATAGGCGAATTAGATAGAAGAGTTGTAATTGAAAATGTAAGCACATCAAGAAATTCTTATGGTGAACTTGAAAGAACTTATGAATCATTTAGGACTGTTTGGGCTGCGATAGAATGGAGAGGCGGCTCAGAGGGCGTAGATCAATCGGAAAAAATAACTGGGATGACTAAGTTGCACATATATATTAGGAATTTAGATATGAGTAATTTATCTTTACAATCAAGATTAACTTATGATAGTAAATATTATTTTCCTAAAGTAATAAATCAGATAGATGGTAGGACAGCATTTTTAGAAATAATTTGTGAAAATAAAGATTAATGCCTTTATACAGAGAAAGAAATAGTTTAGAAGTTATAGGTTTAGATGAGTTACAAAAAATGTTTAAAGATTTACCTAAAGAATTAAGTGATGATAAAATTTGGAATGAATTTTGGAAAGAGAACACAAAGCCTTTAGTTGATGCAGCAAAACAAAAAGCTGATGCTATTTCAGCAAAAAGCTCAAATGGAACTGGTCAACTTGGAAATAGTATAGGATTTTTTAGAACAAATGCAAGTAAAAAATATAAAGGAGGTTATGTTGGTCCACGAGTTAAAGGTAGATTTGCAAAAAAAACAGAAGGATATAAAGGAAGTAATAAAAAGAAAATGTATAGCAAATCAGGTTTTTATGGTGCATGGATTGAGTATGGAAGAGAAGTTAAGTTTGGCGGAAGAGGTTTTGGAAAAAAAAGTCAGCCTTTTATGTCTCCAGCTTACGAACAAACTAAAAATGTAATGATTGCAAAATCTTTACAAAGTGGCGGGGTTGTTATGAGTAAATTAATAAAACGTCATGAAAAAAGATTACAAAAATATGGTAGATTTGGATATTAAAAAATGCAAATAGGAAAATCAATATATAATATTTTATACAATGGAGGTAGCGGTGATGTTTTTGACTTAGTAGGAACAAGAATATTTCCTAATGTCGCACCTCAAACAACACAATTTCCTTTTATTATTTATGATGTTACTGGTGTGCAGCCTAATGACACTAAAGATGGTGCAAGTACATTAGACACAAATAGTGTTATGATTTCTTGTTATAGTGAAACATATTCACAAGCATCTGATTTAGCTCAAAAGATTAGAGTTGCAATGGATAGAATTAATGAAGGAACTTATGGAGGTGAACAAATACAATCAAGTCAATTTCAAAGTTACAATGATATTTTTGACGATACTAGCGGTGATTCTGGTATTTATAGAAAGGCTTTAGATTTTGAGATTAGACAAATAAATCCAACAAGTTAAAATAAAAGATATGAAAATAAAATTGAAAAAAAATTGGAGGTATGCTGGTCAAGTAATAATGGCTGGAACTGAAATGGAAATAAAGAATGAAGAAACTATTGCTTATTTAAAAGACAATGGTTACTTAAAAGAGAAAAAAGAAAAAAAGGCAAAAGAAAAAGTTGCCGAAGAAAATAATTAATTAATTAAAAAATAAAAAGAAATGGCTATTTTAAATGGAACAGAATTAAAAGTTTATAGTGGAAATAGTGGGCAAACTAATCTTATTGCATTTGCTCAAAATTGCACATTAAATATAAATCATTCACCTAGAGAAATTACTAATAAAGAATCTGGTGGATTTAAAGAAGTATTAGAAGGATTAAGAGATTACTCTTTAGATGTAGATGGAGCTTATGCTTGGACAAATGGAGGTGGGGGTGACATTACTGATGGAGCTGATGATTTAATAGATGCAAATGTATTATTAAATAGGCAGCCAGTAACATTTATGTTTGGAGATAATCAAACAACTGATGATAATTATTATACTGGTCAGGGATATATAACATCAATGTCTTTAACTGGTGGCACTGAAGATACTGCAACATATTCATTCAGTATAGAAGGAACTGGTCCTTTATCAAGAACTGAGGTGTAAAACTTAGGGAATTAGCTTAGGCACTGATTTTTGTTTAGTGCCTTTGCTATGACCCTTTTAAACTAAACAAAAAAAAATGAATTATACTTTTATAGAAATAGATAAGAAAAAATATCCAATTAAATTTGGATTTAATGCTTTAAGAAAATATTCATCTAAGACAAATACAACATTACAAGATTTAGATAAACTTGGTGTAAACATGACTTTAGATAATGCATTGAACTTAATTTATTGTGGAATAGAGGATGGTTATAGAGCTGCAAAACAAGAGTGTGAATTAACTATTGATGACTTAGCTGATTTAATTGATAGTGATTATGATTCTATTGCAAAAGCTATGGAAATTCTAGCGGAACAAATGGGAGGTGATACTGAAAAAAAGCAAAAAGCCAAGAAGTAAATAAAACACTTTCTTGGCGTAAACTTGAAAAGATTGCTTTTGGTCAATTAGGCATGGGGGTTGATGAATTTTATGACTACCTACCTAAACATTTTTGGAATAAGTTAGATGGCTTTTATGAGCTTGAAAACATTAGAGAAAGAGGAAAGTGGGAAAGAACAAGATGGCAAACAACTTTATTGTTGAATATACAAATAGCAAAAGGTAAAAAGTTAAAGCCAACTGATTTGATTGAGTTTGAGTGGGACAAGAAAGAAAAAGAGATTGATTATAAAAAGTTGAAAGAGAAAGCTGAGTTTATTAAAAAATTATCTGAACATAAAAGTAAATAAAAAATGGCATTAGGATTAGTTGGTAAATTAACAGTAATGTTTGGAGCTGAATTTAAAGGCTTTGACAAAGCTGTTAAAAATGCAACAAAAAAATTAGATAGGTTTGAAAGAAATGCTAAAAGAATTGGAACTAGCCTTAGTACAAATTTATCCTTACCAATACTTGCAGTAGGAGCTGGAGCAGTTAAATTAGCATCTGATTTTGAGGAATCATTAAATAAAACAAGAGTAAGTTTTGGAAAAGCTAGTGCTGATGTTGAAAGTTTTGCAAAAACAACATTAGATAGATTTAATATTGCAGAAGGATCAGCTCTTGACATGGCATCTTTATTTGGTGACATGGCAACATCAATGGGCTTAACTGAGCAAAGTGCAGCTGATATGAGCATGGAATTAGTTGGATTAGCTGGTGATTTAGCATCTTTTAAAAATGTTCAAATAGACGTAGCTCAAACAGCTTTAAAAGGTGTTTTTACTGGTGAAACAGAAGCTCTTAAAAATTTAGGTGTTGTCGTTACTGATACTGTTTTAAAGCAAACAGATTATTTTAAATCATTAGGTAAAACTTGGAATGAGTTAACACAACTGGAAAAAATACAAATTAGATTTAATGAAGTTTTAAGACAAACTGAAAAAGCTCAAGGTGATGTTGTTAATACATCTGATAGTGTTGCAAATAGTGCTAGAGGCTTACAAGAAAGTGTTAAAGAATTAGGGCAACAATTTGGTCAATTATTAATTCCTTTGACTAAAGATTTAATAACCTCAATGAAAGGTGTCGTTGATACTCTAAGAGGATTAACAGATAATCAAAAAGAAGCTATAATATTTTTTGGAAAAATAATTGCAATTATTGGACCAGTCATTACAATTTTAGGGGTTTTAGCTGGAGCAATTTCATCTATAATTGGATTGTTTGCTACATTAAGCGGAACAGCTTTAGCTGTAATTTTAGGAGGTGTAGCTGCCGCAGCAAAGTTTGTTATTACTAGGTTTGGCGGATTCAAAAAATCTAAAGAAAATGTAGATAATTTAACTGGTAGTGTAAAAGAATTAAAAGACATAACAGATAAATTAGGTAACAGTTCATTTACCACTTTTGGTGATATACAAGTCCCTACTCCTAAAACTCAAAAACCATTTTCAACTTTTGGAAATATACAAATACAGCCTGATAAAAGTGATAGAGTTGCTGGTATAACACAAAAAATAGATACATTGCCAGTTGAAAAACTTAATGTTGAATTAGGAAAACTACCAGAAAAACTACAAAATGTTGAAGCCCCTTTACATAAATTAACTCAAGCTCAATTAGAATACAATGCTGCAACTAAGATGTTTGAAAGCATTATGACAAGTGCAATGACAAGTGCAGCTTATAGTAGTGAAGGTTTTTTTAAATCATTTATACAAAATTTAAAACAAGCTATTAAACAACTATTAATTCAATTAGCGGTTATTACAGCAATAAAATTTTTAATAGGTGGACCTGGAGTTGCTGGTGATATGGCAAAAGCATTTTCATTAGCCAAAGGAAGTGTTTTAGGAATAGACAAAATTCCAAAAATGCAGTCTGGAGGAATTGTTACTGGTCCAACAATGGCTTTAATCGGTGAGGGTAACGAATCAGAAGCGGTGTTGCCATTAAGTAAACTAAATTCAATGATTAATAATAATGGTGGGGGTGTTCAACAAGTTGAAGTTTATGGACGTATAAGTGGAAATGACATATTTTTAGCAAATCAAAGAGGGAGTATAACTAGATTCAGATCAGTTTAATTCATGGCATTCGGAAAAAAATATTTTACTAGTTATAAAAGTTATAATGGCTGGGATTATTATTTAGAAATTTGGGTTGATGGTTACAGTTCTTCTAGTTCAGAAATAACACTTGGTGAAGGAGGACCAGTTATTTCTTATGATACAGATAAAGAAAACAGATTTAGTCCAATAAATTCTAGTAAGTTAGAGTTGCCATTTATGGTAACTAATGTAGACACTGACAATTTTATTAAAGATATTAAAAATACCTTTAATGAAAGAGATGTTTATGTTCATTTATATAAAGGCACATCTTCAGATTATACATCTTCAGCTCCTTTATGGAGTGGATTTGTTTTAATGGATTTAAGTGCTACTCCAGATAAATATTATCCTTATCCAGTAAAACTAACTGCGGTTGATGGTTTGGCTTTGTTAAAAGAAAAGGACTGGGTAAAATATACATCTTATGATACTCCAGCAAATACTCCTGGAAATTATGACACAAATGATAGATATTATGGTCCAGCTAAATTTACATTTTGGCTAAAAGAAATTTTATTCAAAACTGGAATGTCAACAACTGGTAACATAGCTTGTGGAGGAATAACTCCTCCAAACACTGGTGTTACAGAAGATTATCAAATTGTAACCGCTGTAAATTGGTATAATGCAGCAATGCCAGATACTAATGTTTCTTCTGACCCATTAGATTTCACAAAATGTTCAATGTCAATGATGTATAATGTTGATGCTAATGAAAACATTACTCCAGTTAATACTTATAATGTTCTTGAAAATATTTTAAGACACTGGGGGGCTAGAATTACTTATTGGAAACATAAATTTTATATTGTTCAAATTCCAGAATACATAACAGATGAAACTGGAACTGCAACAAATCCAGACAATATAAATTCTAGAACTTACAATTTGAATGCTGCGGTACAATCAAGCCAAGATAATTTAGGTAGTACATATTGGACAAGATACCAATTGCCAGTAAATGGAACTTTAGATGGTGGAATAAGAAAATTAAGTGGCGGCACATTTGATTATATGCCAAAACTTAAACAAGTAACTGCAAGATTTATTGACTATGGAAATAGAAATTATTATGGAGGTTTTCCTTTTGGTGTTGATCCTAGCCAAACTCCTTATGCTCCAAGTTCACTAGTTTTTCAAGATGAAATAGCTGACATTTCAAATTCTGAAAGTTTAAAGATAAATATTCCATTAGATATTGAGCTGAACACAAATGATTTTCAATGGGCTGGAAATACTCAGATGAAAATTTATTTTAATTTATATTTTACTAATGGCTCAACTACTTATTATTTAATTTTTGATAAATATAACACTCCTCAATACTATTGGTCAACACAAAAACCAGAACAAATAGGTGCAACATTTAATAAAGTTAGACCATTTTGGCAATCATTTATACAACACACAAGTGCTGTTCAAACTCTAGTAGGTTTTGATAAAGATTTAGAGTTTAAAGATTCATCTGGTTCTAATTTAAGCTTAACTGGCTCTTGGAAATTTTATATAGATATTGAGCCATGGGGGGCTAATGGTGAAACTATGCAAGGCTCTTCAGCTGGAAGCCATTCATCTTCTTTTAGGTTGTTTAATTCATTTATGTTTGGTTTACAATATTTAGGTGCAATTAGTCCATTTACATCTGGTGGAGTTAATTATATATCATGGACAAATTCTCTTCAATCAAACAGTCAGCCTTTAAATCCAACTGATATTGGGTCTACTAATCCTGGTGTAATAACTACTATAAATGGAAATATTACTTATGATTATACTCCTGGCTTTGTGCAAAATCCATTTCAAGGTCAATTACTTTTTATTAGCAATGTGGTTGGAGCAACTTATGGCACAGAATTATTTGAGATTGATCCTAATGGTGCTGAGGTAGAATCAGAAGATTTAGGACAAATGATTTGGGGTGATTCCTTAATGTCTACATCACAAGGTAGTTTACAAGTTTGGAATGGTTCTGGATTTCAAAAATCAAGTGCCGCTGGTCAATGGGGTGTTGGCACAATCACTGGAACTGATAGTTTTACAAGATTATTATTACAACAATATTTGAATGGGGCTAAAAAAGTAGTCCAATTATTGAATCTAAATTTAGCAATATCAGAAGAGAATAAAGAACAAAATTCAAGACCAATGTATGTCAATCCAATTGGTAGATTAAGACATGTTTCAACAGTGGGTTCAGCTGGAAGCATTATATATTCATATATGAAAACTGGTTCTTGGACTTTGCTTAAAGATGAAATAAAGTATGAAGGTTATCAAATATTATATGATGGCTCTTCAAATACAGCAATATCAAATCAAATAATAGGGGGAACTTTATCTCAAGATAATGATTCAGCTGCGGCTGCAATGGCTCCTCCAAACACAACACAAATTCCATTAATTTCAAATTTACAAATAATTACTCCAATTACTAATAACATAGCCGCTTATGGAAGTGATGTTATTACTAATGGTAGTTTTACAACTGATGCTAATTGGACCAAAGGAACTGGTTGGAGTATAGCTAGTAATAAGGCGACATTTACAACAACTGGCTCAACAAGTGATTTAAGTCAAAACGCTTTATCACTAAATCAAAAATTTACAATTACAGCTGATGTAACAGTTGAAGCTGGGGGATTAACAATGAAAGCTGGTTCAAGTGGTGGAACTCATTTAATGTCAGAAACTGGTGTTTATGAATTTCCTTTACTTTGTACTGGCTCAACATTAATAATTTTTACTGCATCAGCTGCATTTTCTGGAAGTATAAATAGTGTTAAGGCTACTGGTCAAAACTCTATAACATCAATACCTATTCAAAGTATTGGAACTGCAATATTTAAAACTAATGATGTTTTTAAAATAACAACTGATGATTTTGTAAGTCCAGAGTTTACTATTACATCAGATCAAAGTGCAAATGATACAAGTTTAAGTGTTGCATCTACTAATTTAGATGAAGATATTTTAATAAATTCAGATATAGTTATTGATTCTAAAGATTTAATTGCACAATATCAAAACAAAACAAAAGGAACAGTTGGTGGATTTAATATTACAGCAACAAGTATTGATTCTGGAAGTGTAAGTATTGAATCATATATTGATGACGATAGTTTTGGAACTGCAAGTGCTACAAGTTTAGCAACAAGTGAAAGTATTAAAGCTTATGTTGATACGCAAGTTGGAACTGCGGACACATTTCAGGAAGTGACGGATC